TCCAAGAACATGGCTGACATGCTGGAAATCATGCCGCCGATTGCTCGAAAGAAATACTTCGAGTCGATCGAATTTAAAACGCACGTCCCTGAAGAGACTCAGCAGCTCCTGATGGGAGGCGGACCGGAGGCACCGATTACTCCACCGGTTTCCAGCTCAGTGGGTGGATTGTCTGCCATGGCAAGTGAGCAGAACCAAACACCACCGCCAGCGAGCGACGTACCGTTCTAAGGTCTACGAGCGGGTGGCAGAATGCTTGACCTATCCTTGGGTTTGACATTGCATCTCTCGAAACTGCCCCCGCTCATCTTCAAAGGAGCAACATGAAAGACAACGTAAACAGCCCTGCTCACTACAAGACGGGCGATATTGAGTGCATTGATGCAATGATCAGTGCATTTGGCCGCAAGCGTGTGGAGGAGTATGCTGAAATTGCAGCGTTCAAATACTTGTGGCGGCAAGGTAAAAAAGATGATCAGAATCAGGATAAGCTCAAAGCCATTTGGTACACAAGGTTCTCGATGGGAGATGATCCCAGAGAATCTTGATGGAGGCGGAGTCAATGGTCGGGGGAGTGGTGACGTCCGACTTTCCTTCTACCCTTACGATCTGGGTGGTTAAAGAAAGGACGTAATGAAGCGTTTGTCCGCCGGGGTGCTAATACCTTTTCATCGAACCAATTGCGTCATTCACCACACTAACTAACAAGGAGATAGACATGGATTTTAAGATAGGCACATACAAAGGTTTGAGTTATGAAGAGTACGCCGCAATACCTGCGTACCGATCGCACGATCTGATGGCCGCAGATCGCTGTGTGTTCAGTTGGAAAAACGAAGCGCCAATGAAAGAAACCCCGGCGCTAATTGAAGGACGGTTACAGCACACCGTCTTCTTGGAGTTCGATAAGTTCGACGAGGAGTTTGTGATAGAACCAAACGTCGATCGTCGCACCAAAGCTGGCAAGGAAGAATACGAGGATTTCAAAAACTCTTTGAACGGGCGCACTCCTGTTAAACAAGACATGTACGATGTGTGCATGGAGCGTCGTGAGATAGTCAAGGATTTTATACCGGATCCAGAGGACCACGTTGAGTGGACTGTTTGTTTTATGTGGCATGGCCAGCAGTTCAAGTGTCGGCTCGATTGGTACTGCACTGCCTTTCAGTTTGTCTGGGATCTTAAAACCTGTAGGGATGCATCACCGCGTGGATTCAAGTCTGCTGTGAACAACTTCAAATACTTCCAGCAAGCTGCCTTGTATGTGGACGCCATGGAATATTCTGGGATCCCATGCAACGGGTTCAAGTTCTTGGCGCAGGAGAAAGCTCACCCATATCCCTACGCTGTGTATCAGCTCAGCGATGAAGCGCTGGAGTATGGCAGGGCAAAGAACGAAAAGGCTTTGAAGAATATTCTGGATTGCAAGGCGTCGGATGAATACTTACCATTTGGTTTGGAGGGCGTACAACTGATTGGGTTGAACGATTTATATTGATTTGGAATATTTTCTGTTTGGACTGACATACGTTGTATATCAGCAGTTTGGTTTTATGTGTGCATTCTTGTTTTTTGCATCGCTAGTGGCAAGCCAGCTTTATGTGCTGAGCGTCATGTGGGAGGATCCCGTTAATCGGGATCGCTAACCCAAACCGCGTACATTAAATCCTCAGTGTCCCAGAAGATCGCTGTCTTTCTCCCATTCCGCTCAAAGTAGCTGCTGACAATCTTGGCGTCAAAATATTCTTTGTTGGTCCAGTGCAGGGATCCGCTTGGTCCAAGATCGCTGTTAGTCGTCTCGACTTGTTCGTAGCGCTTCAGCTTACCTGAGTCCATGTCCAGAACCATGTTACCGTCTTCGACGGTCTGGCAGATCATGTTGTCAATGTCCTGATGATCCATGTTGATGGTTAAAGTAAAATCTTTCATGCCACCTCCTTTCTGTAGCTTTCCAAGCGCCCCTGCCTACACTCCCAAGCCATCAGCCTAACGCTGTAACGATCAAGAGAGTCACCCTCCAGCTCGCAACGGCCATTCTTAATCTGCCAATCAAGACCAGCCAAAACTTCCGCCTCGGTAAAGTCGATTGGATACTGATCGCTCTTTTTAGATGCCATGCATTGTGCTACAAAATTTTCGGTTAATGTTTTCATATTTTTTCCTGTTCTGTTTATGTTGAAGTCGATCTAAGCTAAGGGTGAAAAGTCAGCAAGAACCCAATCGCTGCGAGCTTGGTATTTGCTTGTGAAAATATTCTTGTCGATCATTTCAATCTTAGCGTCGGTGTACTCTACGAATACTGGTTGCTCTGGGTCATAAGTGATTGCATCAGTAGCACTGGCCAAGCTCCAATCCAAAGCCGCTCTCAAGTAGCGAGCAACAGTTGTCCAATCCTTGCTATCGATTATGACCTCGTCTCCCTCTGCTTCGCCGTGTGTGCAAACTAACCTGTATTCTGTTTTCATCTTTTTCCTGTGCCGTTTAAGAAGTCATTATTATAGTCTAATTCCGTGTCCATGTGCAACTCTTTGCAAACAACTATTTTGCTTTTTTTACACCAGTTTTTTCATCCTCGACTTGTCATGCAACCAAAAAACCAACAGGTATCGATCGCCTTGTTCAACAGGTAATCCACGGTGGGTGTTGGTAAAGGCTGGGAAGATCAGCCCGTGTCCGGTGGGTAAAGGTTTGAGTACGCCGTAATCATAAAACTCAGTGCCGCCACCTTTGTATGAGCCAGTGTTGAGTGGAACCACCACACTGATGTCTGCGCTCTCGTCATGGTGCCAAGCGCCTTGTTGTTTGTCCCTGATGTTGTAGTTCGCAATCTGTATCGAAGAGATGTCTGCACAGTTGCGCTGATAGATTGCAATGAAAATCGGGTTCAGGATTGTTCTGACAAAGTACCACAAGTTTTCGTACACCTCTGGCATGTGGTCCTGCAAAAGAATCTCAGGTATCTGTCTCAGCTCATCCTCGTTTGGATTGACCTCGAACACCCCCTCCTTCTTGAACACATCAAGCTGCTTGCACAACAAGTTACACCACTGGCGCCGGAACAACGGCACTCTGTAGATGTCAGGGAAGATTCTTTTCACATGATTATGAATCGGGGTCTTCGGCATTCGCTCCACTCCCCTCTTCTCGTGATGCTCAGTCAGCATGGGCAGCGTCTTTAGTATGGCCTTGTAGGTAACTTGGTTAACGAACCAATGAGACTTCATTGTGAGCAAATATTTGTTCTTAATCATGGGTTATAACTTTTTGTAAAAACATATACATTATCGCAAAAATCTGTAGAATCTGGAACAACTTACCTTATAGGTTGGATTTATTATGGCAAAGAAAAAAGAGGTAAATAAAGCTGTACGCAAAAGCCTCGCGGTCGACGTTGAGACATTCGATATGTTGCAGGAGATTTGCAATGTCGAGCGTCGCAATAAGATTCAACAGCTACAAATCTTGATCAAGAAAGAACACAGTCGCAAAGTGAAGAGTAATGCTGCATGAGCATTTTTAAAAAGAAAGCCTTGCCTCAGTCATATCAGCCTGTGCTTCAAGCTCAGGAAATTATTGATGTGTTCTCTAGACTAACCTTACATCATCAGGCCGCGTTGCTCAGACTGATTAGTCGCAACATGGTGATCCAAGTTGGCGGAAGAAACAACATGGGTTATGAGTTCAAATATGAAGTCGACGGTGCAGTGATTGTTGTGTCACCTGAATCTGATTGGGTTGAAGAAGAACAACCCCAAGCCGAGTTGCCGTTAAACCAGCCCTAGTATTCCGCCGCTACCTGCCTGTCGTCTCATGGCCAGCTCACGATCTTGTGGGTCTGGCAGAATAGTGGGCGACATAGCGGGATTTATTTTTGGTCGTGGGGCAATCGGTGGCGCCGCAGTCAAACTATTCATCACGTTGAAAGGAGGAGGTTGCATCTCTGCTGGTACAGGTTCACCTTTGGTTTGTATCTCTTCTTGAAGCTCTTGCATTTCTCGTTGCATGTTTTCTCTCGCTCCTTCCCGAAGCTCAACAGATCGCTCACCTCGAAAACCAAGATCGTCTTCTCCCTCACCCTCGTACAATTCTTCAAGAGTTGCTTCAGTGCCTCTGGCGACTGATTGCGTTGTAAAGAATATAGATGGATTGACTGATTGAATAAACTTGGTTAGGTCAGCAGCAAGACTTGGATCAATCAAAGCGTTAATCAAAAGGTCTTCATACCTTTCTCTCTGCAAGCCTATTACCTTGTCAGTGACGTCATCGAACCCTCTCAATAAAAATCTTTGAGGGAGCTGGACCAAAGACAACGCTGCTTCTCCAACTTTCAAACCCAAACCTTTTGCTTCGTTCTCCATCATCCGAGACATGCTCTGCAAGGTTTGCGTTGGAGATTGAGATTGTGTTGCGATGTAAGAAGTTGCTTGCATGATTTCAACCAGATCAACAAAGTTATTCAACTCTTCTGGGTCAAGCATTTCTTTGTAAACCGTAGCTCTTCTGCCTCTGGCTGCACGACCAATCGTGCTGATTTCAGATGTAGCAGCAGAAACTATTTCATCAGGAGTACCTGCTGTTGCAATATCAAGTTGCTTTGCCGCTGCTTCATCAACTTGTTTGCCAGCAAAAGGGAATGCTTTTCTTACATTGCCTCTAAGGCCCAGCCTGTTCAAAAACTTGTTGGCACTGCCTAAAGGATTAATTGTTGTTGTCAGGGCGTCATCAAACTGTGTGCGTAACCAAGTGCCTTTTAGATTCTGCCAAACCTGCGGGTCTTCAGTCTGAATAAGACGACGAAGATCTCGAACCTCTTTCGGTTTGATGGACCCATTAAAAAGTTTTTGAGTCAAGCTGGCGGCTTTTGTCCCACCAAGCTCAACAGCCCTTGCAAGAGAGTTGATTACGCTTCTTTCTAAAACCTGAAGATGTCCTTTAGTAGGATCATAAATAGAGGTCGCTCTTGCATACTCTGGGTTGGCTGCTGTCAATCGTTCCGAAACTTGGCCTCTAATGTTAGACACCTTGGCCTTAATGAAGCGTTGATTGTCTTTGGTTAGTCTTTCGATAAGTGGTCTGAAATCACGACTAAGCATATTGTGCAATGATTCGGTATCGGTCTTT